GAACCACCAACGGCACGAACTACTCCGCCACCGGTTCCGCCATCGCCACCGCTTCCGGCGACATGGTCATCGCAGCTACAGCTGTCAACAGTGACCTCGGAACTGTCTCCGCCCAAGCCATTGGAGGTATGTCCGGCTCAACCCTGAGCCAGAATGTCCGAACCGCAGGCGTCACCGGAACCGGCACCGGGCTGGTCACCACCGGTAACGACTCCCGTCTCATCGTGGTGGATGCTCTCATCACCGCAGGATCTTCAGCCGCCGCTCCAACCTTCACCTACACCAACGCCAGCAGCACATCCGGCACCACACTGTGGCTCCGGCTTCGCGAGGCCGCCAGCGTCAGCAGCACCCTAGGCTCGGAGACCTGGCCAGGATCCGGTGCGATCCCCACTCAGTGGGTAACGGTCAACTCCGCCACCACCTCTCAGGGCTCCAGCCGTGGCAGCGTGGCACCATCAGCGTCCACCACTTACAGATCCGCCGCGATCTACATGTACGGGGCCACCGCTCGTGCGGACTGGCAGGTCAGTACAGACATCGTTCCGGTTTCTGGGAACGTGGAACACTACCCCGGCCTGGGAATGGCACAGACCCCTGCTACCGCTGGCACCTCTTCCAGCACACCAGATCGTGGGTACGCTGTCATCCTGCAGCCCTTCGGGTCACTGGTGGAAGTATTCGCCAGCACAGCTGGAACTCAATTTTCCCTGGGCTCATTTGCTTACACCTTCACCAGCGCCGCGAAGGTGTCCATTGTCTTCCAAAAGTCCGGCACTACTCTGTCAGTTTGGGTGTGGGACACAGTAGCGGGCAGCCGGTCGAACTACCCGAACTGGACCACCACCGACACCAGCTTCACCACCACCGCCCTGAAACCGATGCTCGTTGTTTCCAACGGCGGGACCGCAACCATTCGGACGGTCACATTCGGTCCAGTTACTTACACAGATGTCCCACCGGTTGTCCCGGCTACCGTCACCATGACGGGTGCAGGGTCTCTTACCCTTAATTTCCCCAAGCTCACGTTCCAGTCCGTGGCAGCTGCGGACACCTTGGCGACCGATGTCCCGACCGTCACGCAGACTCAGCAGGCCACCACCACCATCGCCAGCGGCACCCTGGTTGCACCGTCCGACTCCCGGATCCACTACCGAGGCGGTGGCGGATTCGGGTTCGGTACCGGGTTCCCACTGACCACCGTCTATGCCCCGAACTCGTTGTACCCCAACACCTTTGCGTCTCCTCAGCAGTGGTCGGTGACGTTCCAGCACACCGGCACCACGTTCGAGACCATGCACTATCTGGCGTCCCTGTCCGGTTCTTGGAGAATCAAGGTCAATGGCCAGCGGGTCACGGACCTGCCGAACGTGGTCTCTGGCCTGACCAACGGGTCCAGGTACGTCCGAAAGTTCGTGTTCGGCTCCAGCGCGACCAGGATCATCACCCTGGAGACGGCGTACCACCACTTCGGCGGTGTGTTCGTCAACACCGCCACCGACACGATTGCTGCCGCTCCCGCGTTCAACGTCCGGGCCATCTTCGAGGGCGACTCGATCACCGGCGGATCGTCCCAGAACACAGGTCTGTCCAACGGCACTTACCCGCATCGGCTGGCCGACTACATCGGGGTTGACGACCCCTGGAACGCTGCACTCGGTGCGACCGGATACGTTGATCCCGGAGCCTTGGTCAAACTCAACGACCGGCTGGCCGACGTCACTTCTTGGGCTCCCGATGTGGTGGTGGTCTGGGCCGGGTATAACGACATCGGTGAAACCGCAGGAACTGTCCAGGCTGCAGCGACCACCTACCTGACCAACATCAAAGCAGCCCTACCTGGCGCGGAGATGTACGTCGTCGGTTGTTGGGTGCCGATAGCGACCCCGTCCGCCGGGATGATCCTGGTCGATAACGAGGTTGAAGCCGCCGCCCTCGCTGTCGGCGTTCCGTTCATCTCCCCCCTGACCGGAGACGTCCTGGACGCCACCGGAACCTTGCTCGGGAACACCGGTGAGTGGATAGCAACAAGTGGTGATGTAACCGCATACATCGGTGCGGACAACGTTCATCCCAACAACGCCGGGCACGTACGCATAGCCACCATGATGCGCGAGGCGCTCATGCTGGCGAACGGGATCTCGTCCTCTACCGAAGTCACCGCCACCGTTCCGATGTCCGGGGCCGGGACGCTCTCGGTCACCACCACCCGGGTAGTCCTGCCATCCGTAACCATGTCCGGTACTGGAACCTTCACGGTTACCCCACTGGTCACACACCCTTACTCCGTACCCATGGCCGGTGCCGGAACGCTGACCATCACCGCATTCAAGACCGTTCCGGCGACCGTACCGATGTCCGGTGCGGGGTCTCTCACGGTGACAGCTGCTGTCAGCCAACCTGCGACTGTGTCCATGGCTGGAGCCGGGACCCTGTCCTTGGCAGGAACCCAAACCATTCCAGCGACCGTTGCCCTGACCGGGACCGGGACACTCACGGTTACCCCCACGACGGCGTCCACCGCCACCCTGTCCATGGTCGGTGCAGGGGTCCTGTCCGTCACGACATCCCGGACGGTGTTCGCCACCGTTCCGATGTCCGGGGCCGGAACGCTCTCTGTCACGGGATCTGGGACCCTTTTCACGGGTTCCGTACCCATGGCCGGTGCCGGAACCCTCTCCCTGACTGCTGTAGTGGCCCAGGCCGGGACAGTTTCCATGGCGGGGGCTGGAACCCTCTCCATCACCGCTGTGACCGCAGGGAGCGGCGCGGTCGCGATGGCTGGAGCGGGCACGCTCACGGTCACCCCGGTGTTCGTCCAGTTCGCCACACTGACTCTCACAGGAGCCGGGACGCTCGCGGTCTCCGGTGCCAAGTCCACCACCGCTACCGTGCCCATGGCCGGTGCCGGGACGCTCAGCATCACCGCGTTGGCCGCGCACTTCGCGACCGTCCCGATGGCTGCCTCCGGCAGCATGACGATTACCGCGACTGTTCAGCAGTCCGTGCTGCTGGCGATGGCAGGCTCTGGCACCCTGTCCGTGGCCGCGACCCTGGTACGTACGGGGGTTCTCACTCTCGCGGGTACCGGAACCCTGACCGTGGTTCCCTCGGGGGAAGCGCTGACTTCGGTCACGATGGCGGGCGCGGGGACGCTCACGATTTCGGTCACCACCTCCCGCACCGGTGTTCTCACGATGGCCGGGCAGGGCACTCTTACCGTCTCCGGGCCGTCCGGTATCTCCGGCACCGTCCCGATGACCGGGCAGGGCACCCTCGCCCTGTCCGGGATCAAGATCATCTCCGGGACCGTCCCGATGCTCGGGACCGGTGGGCTCGACGTCGCCAGCACCGGTGGTGCTCAGGGCGCACCGATCATGGCCGGTGCAGGCACGTTGACCGTGTATGCGGCACAAACAGTATTCGCGACCGTTGCCATGGCCGGGCAGAACACCCTGACCCTCACCGCTACCAAGGTGATCACGGCAACTGTCTCGCTGACCGGAGTCGGAACCCTCACCGTTGAAGCGGCCAGTGCCAGCAACACAACTGTCACGATGGCCGGGCAGACAGTCCTGGCCATCACCCCCGTGGTGGTCCACGCTGTCTCTCTAACCCTGTCCGGCCAGAGCGCGCTGTCCATCACCCCAACTGTGGTGTACACAGTTGCCCTGACCCTGGCTGGCCAGGGGAACCTATCTGTCACAGCCGTGGTGGTACACGCTGCACCGGTACCGATGGGCGGGACCGGATCATTCACCGTCTTCTCCGCCACCGTCGTCCGCACCACTGTCCTATCCTTCGCCGGGGTAGGCACGATGACCACTGCGGTCACCACAGCCTCAGTCCTGGCCCTGGCTGGACACGGAACCCTCACAATCACCGCAGCCACTGCACGTCCGGCGGTTGTCGGAATGGCCGGGTTCAGTTCCATGCTTGTTGCCCCGAGAGTTATCGTCCAGCACCTCATCCTGATGTTCGGCAATGGGTCCCTCCAGGTCACCGCCTCCACTCGCCCAACAGGCCAACTGCTGTTTACCGGGATCGGTGTCCTGCAGATCTTCGTTGCTACCGGCCCGCAGACCGTGGTCCTGATGAGCGGGTTCGGGACAATGGTGATCGTGCCGGACGCTCTCACCAGGGAGCATGGACACATCACTGTCGGCAGGCCACGCCGGGGTAACCCCCTGACCGGGGGTCCTTCCACCGGAAGAATCTCTATCGGTGGTCCTCGAAGACACCTGTCTGTTACCGGCCCACGGTAAACACCACTCATCAGATACCACAGCAATGGGCCTCTACAGGTTTATGTTGAGTCCATGGAGAAGCCAACTCCGCTGTTCACAGATGAAAACCCGTCCTATGCCGACAAGATCGAGGCATCCATTCGCCAGCACCCTGCTGGAAAAGGACTGACCAAGATCTCGCCAACCACCATTGCACCGAAACCGGTGCGGAACTTCAGACGGGTGAAGTAGGGACGTACATCGCTCGAAGCTCCGCCGGGTCTTCCCATTCGGGGTTCACCTCGACGGTGGCCTTGAACTGACCACCCGGCCGGAACGCCGCTCGCTCCCCCAAGCGGATTCGGTACGCAGTCTGAGCGTATTTGTGCCGCTCCTCTATGGGCCCGGCGGCAATGGCGTACCACTGCCCCGGGTTTGCTTTCAGCTTCTTCACGACTTCGTTGTCAGGTTCGGCCAGCAGACGTCTCATGACTGGACTATATCGGTCACGATCAACCACCGAACAGGTCTCGAAGCTTAGCCCGGTCGTGAACAATGGACTCCAGACGCTCATCGTTCTGAGCCATCCGGTCCAGCTGCTTCACCTCAATGGTCCCGGCCACCACCAGATCCCGGTAGGTGATGGCCTTGTGACGCTCCGAGCCGATCCGGTGGAACCGGTCGATCCCCTGAGCGTTCAAGATCGGAGACCATGCCCGCTCGAACACCACCACCGTGCTGGCAGCTGTCAACGTGATGCCGGTGCCACCAGCGCCGTACGTCAACAGCACAGTCTTCCGCTTGCCGGACTGGAAATCGTTGATGTCCTCCGACCGCCGGGCCTGAGACACGTCCCCAGCCACAACGGACACCGTCTCCGGGCGGATCAGCTTCGCCCCGTACAGGGCGTCCTCAGTCATCCGCAGAGCCTTCAGGGAGTTGAACAGCACCGCCAGCTGTTCCCCCTCCCACTCGCCGTCCTCCCACATCTGGATCAGTGCGTCCACCTTCACCGATGGCATCTTGAGACCCAGCTCGCCGTCCTGGCCAATGGGGAACCCGGTACCGGAAGCGAGCATGGACAGCCGCCCGGCCTGCACCAGGGCGTTCTGAGCGGTGATCTCACCCTCGTCCACCATGGCCAGCATCTCGGCCTTCATCTCGTGGTAGACGCGGTACTGCTCAGAGTTCCGGGGCATCGTGAGACGCTCCTCCAGCGAGCCCCAGCGCAGCTGCGGCGGAAGGTCCAGCACCTGCTCTTTCAGGACGCGGCGGGTGACGGCGGACCAGGTGGAATCGAACTCAACCTGACGCTTCTCCTTCAGTCCCTGCCACTCCAGGAACCCGTAGTTGTTGTAGCCCTTCACGCAGTGCCACTCCACCCACTTGGTCCGCGACGGCCACGCCACAGGATCAAGGAAGTGCAGGATCGACCACACCTGCTCCACCTTCGTGGAGATCGGGGTACCGGTCGCCGCCCACCGCAGAGGGTCCGAAGGCGAGTAGTGAGCGACACCATTCAACGCCTGCGCCGTCTGGGACTGGTGGTTGAGCACGCGGTGCGCTTCGTCCGCGATGATCACGGACCAGCCGATCTCGTTGAGTTCCTTCATGTGCGTCTGGCACTGGGCGATCGTCAGTTCCGAAATCTTCTTGAACAGGAGCGAGTGTTCCCCGATTTCTGGAAGCAACAACAGAGGGAACTTCTTGATGGTGGACGCGAACCCACAGTCCGGGAAAAAGCAATGCGCCCGGAACCCTCCGCCCTCCGCTCGGATCCGGATGTCATCGTGGTAGTGAATGTCCGGCAACGGCTTTCCGTTCTCGTCCACGTTGCCCATGGTCAACCGGGGACCCCCGCAGGCCACACATTTACGCAGTGCGTGGCCGGGCATGGCCTCCAGCCTGGTGCTGGTACGGAGGTTGGAGTAGCCGATGATCGCGACGTCGAACTCACCGTCCCGGATGGCCTCCATCTTCTTCCGGCGCTGGGTTGCGGTACCGGTGATCTGGACTGTCCGCAACTCCGGAGCGAACTTCTCCATGCCCTGGTCCCAGCCGGTGCCCATCACGGACTCCGGACAGATCACCAGCACCGGGCCCTTCTCGGTGAGGTTGCCCTTCTGGATCGCGCGGATCAGGGTGCCCGTCTTCCCGGCACCGGTCTGGTCCAGCAGAGCGCGTCCTGTGGTCTCCGTGGAGAGCAGCAACCAATCCGCACCGGTGATCTGGTGCGGATAGTAGGAAAACCCCTCCTCCTTGACCAACTTGCCGGAGAGGATCGCAGCGGCTTCCCGCATGGTCTTCCACTCAGCCTGGTTGCGCTTGTACCAAGCCAGCACCTCTTCGTCCGGGGACAGGGTGAACCCGTACTTCGCAGCAATAGCACCTAGTGCTAATGCTGCGGGCCACGACTTCGGCACCGTGCACATCCGGGCGCGGGCAGCCCATCCGTAGCCGGGGACCTCCTTGATCACGTCGTAGTAGTTCGCTGTAACGTCCACCGCGATGTGCCCGGCCAGCCGGTGGTCCGGCCCGTCCGGCAGGAACGACAAACCCATCTTCATCATGTTTTCCATCCTTCCCAGACGTGAGCCGTCCAGTGCAGTGCGTGCCGCAGTGCCATCAGCGCATGGCCATGGCCACCCTTGCCGACTCCGGCATCCCGGTACGGTTTGATCTTGGTGTCCGTTCCCCAGCTGGTTGCGTCCGAGGCCCGTGCCTTGTTGTAGAAGTTCTCCGGTCGCCAGATGTACTCCAGCGTGCCGATGATGTAGATGACATCCGGCTGGTAGGTCTTGGTGAAATCAGCCGGGTAGAAGTACTCACAGATGCACTTCTCTACACCAGTATCGTGCAGTTGCTGTGCCATGTCAAGGAACTCCAGGCGCTCCACGATCTCCCACCACCCGAGCACCTTGATCTCGAACCGTGAAACGGGCTCGAATAGAACGACCCCAGTTGCTCCGCCCCGTCCCTGGGCTTCTCGCCGGACGCTGGCGCTGGTCCCGCCGGGGTCCACACTAAGCACCCTCACGGGAGCATCTGCCCGACTACCAGCCCGTGAAGATCAGCCAGGCTTCCGCCATTCCGAATGCTGTGATCAGCAACAATTGAATCCAGTTCGCTCTCACTAGCGTGCTCGCCCGCCGCAGTCCCCGGACGGTGCACACGCCACACCACCCCACCCAGGTCGCGAACGTACTTGGCCTCGTTGAGGAACCGCATATCCGAAACACAGACGTCGTACTCCTGTTCCAGTAGGACTTTCGTTCGCTTGTACCAAGTCTCGGCCCAGATGTTCTCCCCGAAGATCTTCCGACCACCTTCGGTACCTGCATACTGCAGCAGTCGCCGTACCTCTGGGTACTTCTCCTTGGCTTCATCCCAACCGTCTTCCGCCACAACCTGACTGAGACGGATGACCTCCACGCTGGGGTTGCCATCAAAGTAGTCCGGTCCGCCTCCGTCAAACTCAGTTCGGATAATGGCGTGCACGATGGGGTCAATGGCCAGCATCTGCTCCTTCAGAGCGTCCGCCATCCCGGTGATCTTGAACCCGTACACCTCCTCCAGCACGTTGCACACAGCGTTCTTGCCGGAGTTCTTATATCCGGTCACCGCGATCAGCATTACTTCAACTCCGCCCAGTTGCGCCCGATGTTGGCCTTGGCCCTGATAGCAACCCCGTGTTCTGCGGGATCGATCTGACTGTTCATGATCTCTTCGATCTGCATCGCCGCATCCTTCGCGTCCTCGCGAGGCACGGAGAAGATCAGCTCATCGTGCACCGCCAGCCGCAGCGCATCACCGAGACCCGCTGCCCGGCAACCGATCGCGGAGTCCTTCAGGATGGTCGCCGCCCACCCCTGGCCGCACCAGTTCGGGAGCACGCGCTTGTCCTTCCACTCCCGCACCCGGAACCTGCGCCCGTTCGGGGTCCAGGCTTCGAAAATGCCGTCCGATGTCTTGGTGACCATGGACTGACCGGCGTCCTTGAACGACGGGTACCGGTCCTTCAGTGCGTTGATAGTTGGCTGCACCTGGGACAGTGGAAGACCAGCGGTCTCCGCGATGGTCATGTCCCCACCCGCGTAGATGGTGGCGTACGCGGTGTTCTTGATCGGTCCGCGCCGTGGGTCGGACTTCTGGAAGTTGGGTTCGTTGTACAGGTCTCTGGCCATCAGCACGAAGAAGTCCTGACCGGTACGATCAGCTTCGTTGAACATGTCCTTCAGGAGCTGATCATTGTTCATGATCGCCCACGTTCTCATCTCGATCTGTCCAAAGTCCGCGCCGATCAGGACATGGTCAGGGTTGTCCGGTATGAACGCCCGCCGCGCAGTGTGATCGTTGGACGGCATCTGTTGCAGCGGTGGATTACTCACTGACATCCGGGATGTCTTCGCTGCCATGGACCAGATGCTGGGGTGGATGACGTTGGGGGACATCTCCCCGCCGATCAGCCCGAAGATCTTCTCCAGGTAGTCCTTCCGCATCCGCTGGACGAACATGTACTTCAGCCGCAGCTCCGCCAGCGGGTGCTTGTCCCCGACCTGGATCATCTGCTTCTTGTCCACGGAGACCTGACCGCCATCGGTCAGCCGCTTCTCGTCCAGCACTCCGGCTTCATGGAGGATGCGGAGTACCTCTGTGCGCTTGTTGGGATCCCCCCAGCCTGCGGCCATGGACTTCTGCAGTAGCTGGTCCTCTTCCTCCGCGAGTTGCAGGATCTTCTCCGCGAGGTACTCGCCGTCCACCATCATCCCGGTGCGGGCCATCTGATTGGTGATCACCGATGTGGCGATTTCCATGTCGTGGTGGACAGCGAACTGCTTACGCCAGTCCTCCCACTTCTCGTACAGCATGCTGGTGCAGACAACGTCCACGACGCCGTACATCGGGTAGGGACGCCACCCCATCGGGATGTCGGTCCAGGTCCACCCCGCGTTCTTCATGCCGGTGTGCAGGATGTTCTCCCCGACCCCGGCCCACTCTCCGAGTTCACGCCGCGCGAGGGTCTTCAGTTTGCGGGACTCCCCGGCGAAACCTCCGATGCCAGCGGTGATCTGGGTGTCATGCATGCAAGTGGGGTCAATGGTGATCCCCTCTTGCCGGAGGGCCTGAGCGTCGTAGCCGAATCCGTTGTGCCAGACGTGGGTGGTCCGGGACTGTGAGATCCAGTCGAACGATCCCTTGACCAGGCCCTTCCACTCCTGCATCGGGATAGCCCATCCGCCCTGTGCGTCACCGAACTGCATCATGCGGGTGTGAAACCCCGGCCGAAAGATCTCCAGCTCATGCCCACCAGGGGTAGAGCCGGTTTCGATGTCGCACGCGACGTAACCGGCGGGCCGGTGGGTCAGCCACTCCCAGAACTTGGAGACTTTGTCCGGGTGGTCGAGCACCCTGATAGACATCTTGGGAACTTCCATGCACTGCAACCTTTCTCGGAAGACGAAGCAGCCCGCCCCTGCCGGAGCAAGGGCGGGCTGCCAAGAGGATCAGGAGTCCGAGGATCCCCACGGGTCGTCCGTGACCCCGGTGGGAGTCCCGGCCGGTGCGCCCACCGGCTCCGGCACCTGCTGCGCAGCGGGCTCCGAGTCCTCGTCCACGAACTTCGGGAGACTGTTCTGCGCCGGAGCAGCAGCGACTCCGGCACTACCGCCTCCGGCAGCAGCACCGGCCAGGTTCGGGTTGGAGCCGATCAGCTTGCCCAACTGGGTCTTGGCCCGCTCCACCTCCTGGTAGGTCTCGTGCTTGATCTTCGCCGTCAGCTGCGCGCCGACCGTGAGGTCCGCCATCTTCCGGATGGAAGTATTGCCGGACTCCCGGACGTAGGTACTGGTGATGCCCAGCGCGCCCATCTGCCGCCAGAAGAACTCGATCCCCGACTGCTTCTGGGTGGAGTAGTAGATCGAGTGTGGGACGGTCTTCCCCCTGTACGGACCGTCCAGGATCTCCAGCTGCAACGCGATGCTGGGGTTGCCGTTGGAAGACGTCCCGGTGCTCGCGGACTTCACCACCCAGTTGTACTCACCCTCCGGCAGCAGCGCGCTACCGGTCTGGATGTCATCCATGTTCGCCAGTTCACCGGCGAAATCGAAATCGCTCTCTTCAGCCATTACTTCAGAACTCCTTGCTCTACTCGGATAGCCGGGGGCACAGTCGTGTCCGGCTTGGGGGTGGGCTTGGACATGGTGCCCAAGCTCATTGCGAACGCTGCCTGGATGAGTTGCCGAACAGTGGTGTTGTTCTTGCTGATCTCTTCCAGGGTGGAGCCGGTGATGACGTCGAGTTCCAACGGGTTGGGGACTCGGCCGGAGATGCGGGAGCCTGCTGTGAAGTTGACTCCCGCGTTCATGGACGGCTCGGTGTACAACTCACGGACGGTGACCCATGCACCGCCCCTGTTGACCTCCCTCTTGATCAGGAAGGCGTTGACATCGAACAGGTACGGGAGGACAGACTTCATCTGACCCTGGAGGTAGGGCTCCCATTCCTTGCTGTCGTCGTTGAACTTCGCCATCGATGTCACCACGACCGATGCGAACGGACGCTCAGGGTGCTTGGTGAGGTCCCGAACCTCATTGCAGAGGCTGCGCATCAGACGTAGCGCGGTGCCCCAGTCCTGGAGTTTCACCTGGTTCAGACCTGCGATCGATTCGATGCACTTGTTCTGCAGTTCCGAGATCGAGTCCAGGGAAAGGCTTTTGAACGGGTGCGGTTTCGACTGCAGGGCCTTGATGGTGTCGGTGGCGTCTTTCCACTCGTTGATGTTAACGACGGCGGTATCCCAGGTTCCATCAGGCTCCGGGGGTGGGGTCCTCGGATCCCAGTACACCGCGTTGATCGGCAGCAGGTGCGCTGCTGATTCGACGTCCATCAGTAGCCGTGGGGTCGCGCCACTGACCCCGATCATGGACTTACCGGCTTTGCTCTTCCCGTGAACCAGGATGGAGAGCGACCGGCGGAGTTTTTGTGGCTGAGCCACTGAACCTTCTTTCACTGGCGGTAACTGGATACTCACGCTCAGTGGTGTCTACATACGCTCCCTCCTTTCGCAGGGGAAGCAGAGCATTGGCTCCGGGGTGAAGGGTGTGGGTGAAGGGGTAACGGTTGAGCAGACTTACAATACTACACCATCGGCACCCGGAAGCCTAGCCCTTCGAGGGTGTTCTGTGGGTCGTCCTCGTACCGCTGCAGCGGGTTGCCCACGGCGTACCTGTCAGCCAACATGCGGTCCGCACCGTCGAAGTTCCCCTCTTGCATCTCCGCACACGGCAGCCGAAACGGGCAGGTCTTGCAGGCCCAACTGGGGTGGTAGGGCGCAACGTCCAGGTGGTTCGCTCCGCGTTCTGCCTTGTCCACGATAGAAGCTATCGAAGATGCTTCTGCAGTTACGTTCCGCAGCGCGGCGTCCAGCTTGGCGTCCGAGTACGTCACCTCCAGCCGGTCGTAGAACGGTGCCTTGCTGCGAGGCCCACGCAGTACCTTGCGGAGCTGGGTGAGCACGCCACCGGCGACCCGCATCTCCGGTGCCTGACGGCGCGTCAGGATGACGTACAGCGGCAGCTGGGACTCGGACAGCTTGGTCTGGATGGAGTCCTCTGTGAGGGAGCTGGTGGTCTTGTAGTCATCCACGAACAGCGCACCGTCCGAGTTGCGCTGTTCCAGCAGGTCCAGTTTGCCGTACAGGCCGATGTCGATCTGCTGGCCGTCCTCCAGTTCGATCGTGAGCACGGTGGACAGCTTGGTCTCGATCCCGACCACCGTCCACTGCGAGTAGATGCCTTGCTCCTCCAGCCACTCATCGAACCCTTCGAGCATCACCGCACCCATGACCGATTCTTTGTCCAGGCCGTCCTCCCACCCGGTCTCCTCAGCGATGGCGAACTCGCGGTCCATCAGCCGGTTCCAGATCTTCACCGGAGGGATCTGCCAACCGCTCTCTCCCCACAGCTGCAGGGCGAGGTGCACGCGGGTGCCGAACGGCATGGCCCCAGTCCGGGGCGCGGTCACGGGTTGCAACCCAAGGTGCTGTCCGAGGTATCCCAGCCGAGGGCACAGGCTCCACTGTTTGAGGGACGAGTAACTGATGCGTTCAAGAGGCATGCCCACAGCTAACCAGCTGTTGACTCAGAGTGCAATACTCTGGCATGATCAACCCATGCCGAACAAGTACCGAATGAAGTCCTTCGACATCGAAGCCATGCAGTGGGACGGCACCCAGGAGGGTGCGACCCCGATCATCGACTGGGTGTTGTCCAAGGATGGCACTGCTCGCTGGCATGAGGAGTGGATTGCGGTGAACACACGCAACCCGATCGGAGTGGTGCGGGCACTGAAGGGGGAATGGGTGGTCTGGATGGCGCAGGGCGGCGAAGCCGACTGGGCCACTTGCTCCCCGGAGAACTTCGAGGAAGCCTTCGAGCCGGTGCCAGCATGAGTGACACCATTACTCTCACCCCATCCCGAACAGACGACGAGTGTCTACTGCTCTGCCAGGACGGGAAGTACATCAAAGTTCCGTGGGAGGACATCCCCCGTCTCATCCCCGCACTACGCCGGGCGTACAACACGCGTCCCGGCCAGCAGTCCCAAGCAGACGGCGTTGTAGCCTCTGTTCTCCTGCAATCCGCCGTGGCAGAAGCCCCCGGCGACTTCGGCTGACATGCCCTGCTCGCCTGGGATGTCCGCGTGCAAGGCAAGCTGCCTGCACCGGAAGTTTGTCATGGAACACCGTGATGACATGTCTGCGTGGGAGGTCCGGAAAGAGAACGCCACCAACCTCTACCCCACTGAGCTGAAGGAATGGCTGGAGAGCCGGGTGGATCCGGCTCCCCAGCTGAAAGAAAAGATGATCTTCAACAAACGGCCCGATGATTGGAACACTGTGCAGGACAACCCGATCGGTGGGAACGTGATGGCTGAGGAGAGTCTGCTGGCTGTAGCCATGTATGACCCAGCAGCTATCCCAGTGATGGCACAGCTGAGTCCCCAGGAGTTTACGGACCCACTACACCAGAGCATCGGACAGGTGCTGTATGATAACTACCGGCTCAATGAGCCGACTGATTCTGTTGCTGTAGAACGAGCGCTAAGGGCGGATCCAACAGTTTCACAGCACCTACGATGGGACTCCGAGATGCCCCTCGGAGAAGATCTGGACCGCACCGACTACGGTCTCCGCAGCTGGGAGAAGAACGCTGGCGTGATCGAGAACGCCAGAAGCTATGCCAACGAGATCCGGGAACAATACCGGGCTACCCAGACAATGGAGATCACTACATGGGCACACCAGCAGGCACAGGCGTTGGTGGACGTCGGCCCGAGCCCATCGGAGACAGATCAGCTGCACCGGACTACACGGGCGAAGTTGGCGTTGGTCCCGGAGTCCCTGCCCAGCCAGGGCCTAGCTCCTCCCTCCCCGGACTGGCGGTCCCCCCTCTTGGAGAAGGGACCGGAGTTGAAACCGTTCAAGCGGTCGATCCTGACGCCTACACGCTCTCCCTCCCACCCCTCCCCGCGCACCTCACGAGCAAGGATGTAGATGATGACTGACCATAAGGAACGTGCCGCCAAGGCGCAGGAGACTGCACTGCGGAAGCAGCATGATTGTGAAACGGAGTTCGGGTTCAAGCGCCGGACGTTCGTCAAGGTAATCTCACCGAACAGCAAACAGTTCAGGGGACGCGTCGGGCGGTTGATGTCCTACAACGACCTGCGGGACAAGGACCACCCCGGCATCGCAGTGGAAGCTGCGGTGGTGTTCTCCGCCGGTGAGAACCAGCCTGCGGTGTTCTTCCTCCCGAAGGAGCTGGAGCCAGATGTGCAGCCCGCTAACTGGGGGTTGTCCAAGACTGCATGACATAACAAAGAACCCCGCACACTATGTGTGCGGGGTTCTCTGTCCTCGGGGGAGAGGCTCAGACGTTCGGATCCACCGGCGCGGGTTCCGGTTCCGGGGTGGGTTCCGGCGCGGGGGCATCCGGGATGCGGTCCGCGAGGGCCTGGGACTGGTCCACGACGGCCTGCAGCGCGGCGTTCTGGGCATCCAGCGCGGCGGTGACCTGCGCGGCGACCTCAGCCGGGAGACCGTCAACGGCGGTCTGCAGGTCGGCGTTGGCTGACTGCAGGGTGACGATCGTGGACTGAAGCCCGTCGATGTCCCCCGAGATGTTCGTCAGGTTCGAACTGATCTGTTCGGCACTGCTCATGATTCCATCCACCTTCTCTTCGATTGCCCCGACCCTGGTGGTCAGTGCCTCCAATAGTCTTACAGCTTTCCCGACGCCCTTCACCTTCACGGACGTCCAAGGGCTTCCGATATCGCCCATCACACTCCTCGGTGGGTGAAGAACAGAGGATCTGCGGCGAGAGCATCCGTCTGCGCCTGGCGGTCCTTGTAGTTCTGCGCGAACGGATACGGCTTGCCGGTTGCGGGATTGATCTTAACGCCGTCGTACTGACTCTGCTGCGTCCACTGGCACGTCGTTGACTCATCTTCGGTGAACCACAGAGGGGAGTTGACGACCATGACCTTCAGGAACCTGGCCGTCGCGGTGAACGGATCCATGGACCCGACCACCGTTCCCCACCACGGCAACCGCTGTTGATACAGTCCAGTAGAGTTCAGGTCACGTCCGTTGCCGTCGTTCGGGAGTACCAGAAGGCTCTCGGGGACACTGGGATTGGCGAGGTTCCGCCAGTCACTTTCCGTCCACACGGTGCGGTAGCAGATGCGCTTGGCCTTGGAGATCTGCGCTTCTGACCACTTCCGGTCTGCCCCGAACTGTTCAACCGCCCGGTCTACTTCGGCCCGGTACCCGTCTCGCTTATCCCGGGCCGGGCCTACTGAGGGCCCAGCTTCAGCACCTGCCCGATGTTGATCGAGTTGGGATCGGAGATCCCATTCCATGCCGACAGGTCCGCGACGGACTTCCCGGTCTTGACCGCGATCCCAGACAGGGTGTCTCCGGAGACCACGGTGTAGGTCGCGGGCGGCGGCGGGTCACCGGCCTCTCCGGGCTGACGCAGGACCATGGTCCGCAGGTGCACGACGTCGCCATGGTTCAGGTGGGACTCACCCCCGACAAGAACACCGGAGGCGCGGAGGATCGCAACCTCCATCATGTTCTCGATGTGCCAGAAGTGGCCGGGCGCGACGGCGTACCAGGCACCGCTGTCGTCATCCACGACACAGGCATAGGTGTCCGGCTTTCCTCCTACTGCCCCGGTGGTTGGTACCTGCGCCAGCTGATCACTGATTCCGTTCAGCTTCGGCATGATGACCTTGTCCGTGGCCCAACCGACCTCTTCCCTGATGGAGTGGCCACCGGTGTCGAATCCCTGCTGGAACAGCAGGTTCTTGAGGTTGTCGATCTTCCCGATCAGCGTGTTCAGTTCAGCCGCACTCATATCGTCATCTCCTGTGGGGGGTGGGGTGACGACTCCGCCACCGATGTTCTTCCGGGCCAGTCCGGTCATGATGGCAGCGTCGGAGACATTGCCTTGGAATTCGGCATGCATCCAGTCCTGCTTGCCCGAGTAGTCCGCACCCAGACCGAAGCCATAGGAGCGGAACAGCGCGAACGCCCAGTCCGGGATGTCGTGCACACCACTGGAGGTGTAGGGGTTGTTCGGGGCATTCATGTCGATCGCGAGGCCCCAGCTGTGGTTTGAGGCCCGCGAGGTTCCGGCGATGGCCCGGCAGGATGCACCCCAGCACCAGCCCGGCACGAACCGGTATCCACGCCGCTCGATCTCGTTACAGATCAGGCCGACCAGCTCAGCGATGTTGCGGTGCACACCTCCGGCGAACTCCGCGCCGGAGCGGGCCATCTTGACCTTGACCATCTGGCCGGAGTTGATTGCGGTGCAAGCCTGCCAGCCAGCACCCCAGCCTTTTGATGCAGCACTGAGGCTATAGGCTGTAGTGGACAATCCACTGGGGAGTATCAAGACATGTCCTCCGCATCTTGTGGAGTCAGCCCGTGGACCTCGTACCAGTGCCGGTCACCGTCAGGATCCACAGCCCGGCGGTTCTCCCCGACTGCGGACAGGTCGGTCTCGTACTCGGGAACGAGTTTCTGGATCTCTTCGATGTTCAAGGCCACATCTCCTCATCCACCATCTTGTTGTTCCGGATGGCCTGCCGGTCGTGCCAGATGCTCACCAGTAAACCTACGTTCACCCAGACCAGCGCACCGGTGAGCACGTAGAGGCGGGGCACCAGGCCCAGACCTTGAATGTACGACTCCGCCGTGCTGTAGGCCACGGCCAGGAACACACCCCCGAGACCGACGCGGGTCAGGACGTCACCCCAGTTCAGGTGGTGTCGCTTGTGGTGGTTGAGGACGACGATCAGCACCGGTGCTGAGAGAGACAGGAAGATGATCGCGAGTCGGAGGATGTCGGCCTGGTCCATCAGTGGCCTTCTTTTGTCAGTGCCACCGGCCAGGAGGGCGGAGGGGGTGGTTGTTGATTGTAGATAGCTTGGCGGAGTACCCCGATGTAGTCGTCCCTAACCCTGACCGCTACCCCGAGCGCAACTACCTCTGCCCGCAAGGATATGATGTCCGCGCGTAAACCTGCCTCATTGGTCTGCCGGGCGGAACGTTCATTGGTCAAGTCTTCCTGCAACTGGTCATACCCCAGGTTGTGATCCGCACTGGTCTGAGATTTGCGGAACTTCCACCAAGTGAAAATGATCCCGCCAATGGTGCCTCCCAGGGTGATCAGGGCGACGTAGATGCTGGTGGGGTCAGTCTGAGCTACGTCCGCTACCGCCACGGAGGAACACCACCTTCTGTGGTTGCTGGACACCGAAGGACACCGCGATCACCGACAGGCACCCGTAGACGAAGATCCCCGTCCAGGAGTTGTCTGTGGCCAGCCAGGAGACAAGGTACGCCAACCCCCAGAGTGTGGGCATGGCAGTCATCAGCGCTGCCCCCCAGATCTTGCGTACCCGCCAGAATGACATCCAGAACCCGAGTGCTGCTCCAAACAGCCAGAGGACCCCGTAAACATGGATCGAGATGTACAGCGCCAGGACATCCAGCCCATAGGGAAGAGGTTCCAGTGCTGTGGTGAAGGTGTAGGCCAGGCCTCTGGAGAGGTAGATCAGAGCGACAGCGAAGAGACCCCAGGAGCGTGGGTCCGAGACCACCCCGGGCACAGGTCTACGTTTGATCATCACTGATAGTCACCCCTTTGTCTACCGAGAGGGTAACCGGTCCAACTTTTGTATCAGCTTCTGAATTATTCCTGGGAGCCTGTCCCGCCCCTGGGTGAGCACCCCGCGAAGTTCCTCTTCGTCCCGGGCCCGGAGGACGGTGTACCGGCTGGGTTCCAGCAGTGTCTGTGGGTCCATCTGGTCCCCGACCAGGGGGTTGCATGTCAGACAGGGGAATCGGTGAACCTGAGCCTCTTCTTCGGCTTCGATCCATGGCACCATCTCATCTGTCACGAGAAGGCAGTCCGGGCGGTGCGCGAGTACCGATCGGCCGATCTTGGAGATGACGTACTGCCCACTCGGTAGTTGATAGATCACCAACTCACTCCAGCGAGTTACCCCTGGTCGCTGGGATGTCGCGGCGGCGATGACCTCAGCTTCAAAGCGGAGGATCTCTCTACCGTTCCGGACTGTGCGAATGGTCATTTCTGTAGTATCTCCCGGCTCCCGGGCCACGCCTGGGTGCTCCGGGGGGAACATCCCTCATCAGCACGCCGCGCTGCACCAGTACTCGCAGGCGTGCGTATACCTGGGGGAGTTCTGTCTCCGGCAGCTGCTGTTGAATCTCCCGGGGCTCCCAGCAGTTACCGTTCGCCAGCACCTGGCAGATAGCCCGGTCCAGGTCCGTGGTCGGGCCCTGGGCCGGTGCCTCACGCGGAGTGATGGAAGTCAGCATAATCGAAGTATAGTAGAGACGATCAACTATAGGTTCCGACTCGGACGATCGCGCACGGCGGGGTGTCCACGATTGCGATGGTGTTCGCAACAACGACGGAGTCGTTGGTGCGGGTTCTCCGCAACAAATCGTTGGAATCGATCGGCATGTATGAGATCTTGACCGGTCCGGAGAAGAACACATTGGCACCGGTCCGATCGTAACCGGCGGAGATGACCACCTTGTCCCCGAGGATGGACGTCGCGCTGCCATCTGCTGCCACCTGCAACACCCCGGACTTCACCAGGGTCAGCACCAGAGACGGCGGGACATGCAGGAGTGGACCACCCTCCAGGCTCATCACGGATTCGAACCAGAGCTTCCGTGCGGCCATCACGGCTGCCCCGTAGTCATCAGCCGTTGGCGACCCTGCGAGGGCTACAGAGGCAACTCCGGAGTCTCCTAGCCAGCTTGTGGTGGAAGCGATGGGCTGAATGACCAGGGCCCGGCTCAGCGGGTAGTCCAGGTTGGTCTCCAACACCTTCTCCACCCACGCCTGATCGTCGGACCGTTCACAGAGCACACTGCGCCGCAGCTCCGCTTCAATGGCGAACGGCTTGACGTAGTACGTCCCGGCTTCAGAGGTGTTGTCCCCGACGACAGCGATGCTGTCCTCTTCGCAGGCATCGGTCAGCCGAACCTGGAGGCCACAATCCCTGGTGTCCGCGTAGTAACCGGCACCCCCCAGCACATCGCTGCTCCGGTTGACCGTGGCAGCTTCAAGCAGCTTCATGGTGGATCCTTCCGTGTTGGTTCATATCGTCACAGACAGCGGCGTCAAACGCACGCGCCCAGTCCCGGAGTAACTGCCGACCTGGCCATTGCTGACGATCCCGATCCCCCGGATCGCTCCGGACACCAGCGCCTGCCCGATACCGATCGGCAGGGTGAGCCAGTTGGTGGTGCCTTCTGACCGGAAAGGGACTCCACTGGTGACCAGGGCACCAGTGGGTTGATCGTTCTGGTGTCCGATGAAATCCGGTGGTCCGCCACTGTTGATGGTGAGTTCGATTTCCACCTGTTGGAGCTTCACCCCTACCAACGATGTCAAGCCACCGCTGTAGAACAAGCAGGCCACTTTGTCAGGTCCCTGTTCCAGTACACCGGGAACCCACTCGGTGAGCCCTGGACCATAGGTGGCCCTGTTGCTGGGAGTTATGATGACCGGTGTTTGAGGAACCGGGGCCGCTGGAGCCGTCGTCGGGGCACTGTTCTTCCCGAGGACCAGCACTCCCATCGGTTCGTAGCTCAGTACCTCAACCCTGTCTCCTACCACCGGAGCATATGAGTCGAGGTGAGATGCCTTGGAGATGGTCCCGCCCAGGTAGCTCAGTGTCATGAGCCCAGCGGCATCCACAGCGGTCACGGTTGCCGACAACCAGATCACCCGGGGGCGGTTCAGTTCTGCCAGCAGGTCCAGCATGTTCGGCATTACGCCTCCGCATCCGATGCGCTCTTCATCAACAGTGTCTCAATCTGAGAGGCCCGGTCGGTGTCCAGCCCGTGAGTGATTTTCTGGATGAGCCTTCGATCGAACTTCCCGGTCTCATACTCGACGTCGATGACGTCGCCGGGCTCCAGGAA